CTATGTACTAATAATGGGTACGCTCAATTAGTATCATTCTTTGGAACATTCTGTCATTATCACGCTAAGAGTCTTAACGGTGGTATGCTTAACCTTGCTAACTGTACTACTGACTATGGTAGATACGGTTTAATAGCAGATGGTAAGTCATCCACAACAACATTTACTTCTACAGTAGATGGAGCTAAAGCTGCGGGTCAAACTTCGTTTAATATTGATGCTACTACTAAAACATCTGGTTACTTTGGTAGTGGATATAATAATAGTGCAGCTAACTTAAGACCAGGAGATAATTATTTAGTCACTATAGGTTCTGATACTTATGAAATAGTCTCAGCTACCCCCGTAGGTGGTTCATGGACAGCTACAAATGGCTGGACTGTGAATATAATGAAGACTAATGCTACTAATCCAGCTATAAACGATGGTTTAACTAATGCTATTACGGATGGGGCTGCTGTTAGCTTCCATCAACGGTCATATATTAGTACTGGTGGGCATACATTTGAATATGTAGGTGCTGGAACTGACTATCGTGCTGCCCCTGAGAATGGAGGAGTACCTATTGAAGCTAATCAAGTTATCAATAGGAATATGGGTAAGATATGGCAGTCAAGTACTGATCATGTTGGTAAGTTTAAGGTTGGTGAGACATTTAATATTGACCAAAGGTCTGGTAAAGTAGAATCTAAAGGTATTACTTTAACTGGTCCTATTACAACTAATGGTAATGATAATCTAACTTTAGATCCAGGTGGGACTGGTACAGTATCTTTAGGAAGTAATCTTGATGTAAACGGTAATAGTGTTGTTTCTAGTAGTAATGGTAATATATCTATCACACCTAACGGTTCTGGTAAGATTATACTTGATGGTTTAAACTGGCCTACAGCCGATGGGAGTACTAACTATTATTTACAGACAAATGGTAGCGGTCAGCTTCAATGGGCAGCAGCAGCATCAACTTCATCCCCCACAATTGCAGCACCTACTATAACTGGTAATGCTGTACTTACTGATAATTTACAGTTAACAGATGATGATGATTCTAACTGGATTGGTTTTACAGCCCCATCTAATGTACCTAATAATGTTCTACTTCAACTACCTTCAATCCCACCAACAGCAGGTCAGTTCTTAAGAGCAAATTCTAGTACACCTACAAACTTAGAATGGGCTGCGTCATCTGCGGCTAGTGCTGGAGTATTTGTTGAGAATGCCGCAACTTTAGCAACAGACCATACTGTTACAACAGGCAATCACGCACATAGTATAGGTACTATTACTATTAATAATGGTGTCACTGCAACTCTCCAAGCTGGTGTTAACTGGCTAATCTCATAAATTTTATTTTTACAAATGGCATACGGAACCTTAAAAGTAGACACGCTTACCTATAATGATTCAGGTAGTGATGTCTCAAAAACTGTTGCTTCACTAGCAGCTGCCGCCCCAACATCTAACCCTACATTTACTGGTACGGTTACAATACCTACAGCAGCCGCTAATGACAACTCAACTAAAGCTGCTTCAACAGCTTATGTACAAACAGAACTTGGTGATTATGCACTTAAAGCATCACCTACATTTACTGGTACACCCACACTACCAACAGGAACAGTAGCTACTACACAAGCTACTTCAGATAATACAACAAAACTTGCTACAACAGCTTTTGTACAAGCTAATGTACCAACATCCATAACAGTTGCTAATGAAGCTACTGATACAACGTGTTTTCCATTGTTTGCGACAGCAGCTACAGGAGATCTTGCACCTAAAACTGTAGCAACTTTGAGTCTCAATTCTAATACTGGAGCATTGACAGCTGGATCTTTTGTTGGAAATGTCACAGGAAATCTAACTGGAACAATCCAAACTGCTGCTCAAACTAATATTACAAGTCTTGGTACGCTATCAGCAGTAACAATTGACGGTGCTTACAAACAAGTATCAGAAGCAGTTTCAGCATTAAATATTGATTGTTCAACAGGTAATTACTTTACTAAAACAATCGCTGGTAACAGTACTTTTACTTTTAGTAACCCCGCCTCTTCTGGTACTGTTACAGCTTTTACTCTAGAATTAACTCATTCAAGTGGAACAGTCACATGGCCTTCAAGCGTTAAATGGAGTGCTGATACTGCACCAACATTAACGGCAGGTAAAACACATCTATTTATGTTTGTTACTGACGACGGTGGAACTAGGTATAGAGGTTCAGCACTTGTCGATTATGTGAACTAATTATGGAACCAAATACACAACGTTTAATGACAGGGGCTTCCGGCGGCGGTGCCCCAAAACATATTGATGACTATTTCGTCCAACATGGTTGGAATGGATATGGTGGTACTAAGTACCTATATGTTCCATCAGCTTCCTCTAATGATTTCACTACTGTAGGTGGAATGGTATTGATTAAAGCTTATGATCATGATTATAACTATTCTTGGTTACTTTTTGATACTATACGAGGTAACAATAAAGCCCTTGAAATGGCAGAAGGTAATGCGGAAGTAACAAGCTATACCGTTAGTTTGGGTAATCAATATATACAAGTAAATGGTGGTCAAAGAGGAGTTAATGGAGGAAGTGGTAATTCTTATTCTGATACTGGATGGGGAGACTATATTGGTGTAATTTTTAGACAAGAAGATCATTTCTTTAAAATGGGTAACTATAATGGGTCAGGTAGTGCTCGGACGATAACTCATGGAATGAAATCCACTCCCTCTATGATTTGGGTCAAGTCATATTCTGGAAATAGACAATGGGTTTGTTGGCATAGAGAATACTCAGCCCTTAAAGGAAGTGATTACCAATGGCGGCAAGAGACAACAGATGATGCTTATTCAAGTACTAAAATTAATAGTGTAAATGATACAACATTTACTGTTAGTAACCACTCTGATGTAACAGCGTCAGGTACTAATTTTATGTGGTATGCATTCGGAGGAGAAGAAGAAATATGGGGTAAAAATGGAGATGAAAAAGCTATAATAAGTGGTACTGTTAATCAAAGTATTACTCATAATGGTGGTGAAATGCGAGTTGTTGGCTGGAGACCGCAATTCTGCATTGGTAAAAAGATGAATAATAGGAATTCAAGTCAAGGTAGTGATCTGAATAGAGGTAATACTTGTGTCTTTTCAGAGATGGGTACCATGAATCTTGGGTGCCCTGGGGTAGAAAGAAGACAAGGTATGGCATTTAACAGAGAACAGTTGTCAGATAACAGTAGCTACTTCCAAGAAACTACTGGTCATATATCTCAAACCACTGAAGGTTTGTGGGCTGGTAATGAGTTAACACGTTCTTCTGATGGTAACTGCGATACTATATACTGGGCAGTAAGGGCACCCTATAATACTGCTTGGAATGGTGATAAAAATAGAATTTGCCGAAATCTCTATTATACTGGTAATAGTAATAGCAGAAGATATTTTGGTGGTATGACACCATCTAGTACCTATCCTCAACAACGGGTAGATTGGATGATGGTTATGAAGCGAACAGGTAATGATGGAAGCCGAATGGCTAAACTTACCAGTAGAGCTAAATGGACTGCTTTCATAGATTATTTAATCCAATCTAAGTATTGGGGATATAGTGCTCGAATTAATATGAGTAATAATGTCCAAGGTCCAATAGGGTATGGTAGCCAAAACAACTGGAATAATTACGGATATTATCAAAGATATGATGTAACATACCTTCAGAACACGCCTGGAGTAATCATGCCTGTTATGTGGGCTGGTAAAGGAACTGGTAATAGAACACTTCCACATGATTTGGGAGTTAAACCTGAACTGTTTGTTTACTGGCTTGGTGGTTATATGGGTAATAACTATAATGGAGGTTTTATACACCACATAGGTATGGGTAATAATGAAAACCCTGGTACAAACTGGTGGCAACATCGGATAACTATGCAGTCAGATGATCATGGGATGTCTCAAACTCCTAATACTGGTCATATGGCTTCGGAACCTTCAACGACTAATCTTTATTTAGGAGGTTCTCTTAATACAAGTGGTCAAGGTTGGTATGGACTGGTTATGGCATCAAAGCCTGGGATTCTTAAAATAGGTCATTATGTAGGAAACGGTAATGCTGAACAAGATATTGATTGCGGTTTCAGTAATGGTATTAGAGCGATAATTATAAAAAGATATGATGATGCTGGAACTCAAAGTTCTCCTGGCTATAATACTAAAGCAAGGTATTACTTCTTTGGTTCGGGAAGAGGTTTAGATAATGATAACTCAAGTACTAAAACTGATTACTGGCAAGATATGAAATCTAATTATGGTGAGAAGACATGGGATAATAGTAGCTCAACAGATGATAATGGTATAAACCATTTAGCATCAGGATTCACTGCTTGTCAGCCTAATTCCCAAGCTGCTAACCAAGTTAACTTAAACGCCAATAACGGTAAATACATTTTTGTTGCTTTTGCAAACTAATTTATTATGACAACTTATAGAAAAAGATCAGATGGATCTTTTATAGATGGTATCGCTGCTTTCAAAGCATTATACCCTAATACCTCATTTCCAAAACCACTAACCATCGATATTATAAACGATTTAGGTTTTGATGAAGTCTATGAAGGCTCACATCCTACCATTAACCCTCCTTATGAATATCTTGACGGAGATGGTATAAAAGAAATTGATGGTAAATGGACACAAACCTACAAAGTAGCTACTTATGCTGATTCTGACAAAGCAGGTATAGATGCTAATACAGCAGAGGCGGCAAGAGATTATAGAACTGCATTATTAGCAGAAACAGATTGGGCTGCTGGATCAGATGTAACTATGAGTGATGATATGAAAACTTATAGACAAGCATTGAGGGATATACCAACTGCTAGTGGTTGGCCTCATACACATACTTGGCCTACTAAACCTTCCTAATGCAGCTTCCCTCCATAAGACTTTCTAATACAAAGCTTCCAAAATCTTTAGCTATGCCAAGCATACCTTTAGAACCACCTACTGCGGAAATGCCAGTATTCCCTACTGTTGTAATACCTCCCAGTAATTTGAAAGCACCTAAGGGAGTAAAGATGGAAGAAGCACCTAGTGAAAAGGAAGAGACAGAAACCCAAACTGAACAACCAAGTTTAAGGGTACCTATTATAAAGATAGATCTGCCTCTTCCAACGGCTGAAGTGGTAGCTACGGCTACCTACGCAGCTGTAGCAGCTGTAGCCACTACTACTCTTGCTACACCTTTCTTTGATAAGATTAAAAAACAAGTACAAAAATTCTTACAGAAAAAAGTAGATAAATGGAAGGAAAACCGCCAGAAGAAAAAGAAAAAGGACTCCTCGGAAAGCTGAAAGATGCCGCAGAGGATCAAGAGCATCAGATCCAAATTCTTGGAACTTTTGTCCGTTTAGGGGTTGTAGTTTGGAGTGGTTTCATAATCACAATGAACTACGTAGAAATACCTATGGTCAAGAAATCTGGGAATAGTGATATCACGTTCGTTGCCAGTGTGTTCACGGGAGCACTCGCAACTTTTGGCTTAACCACTGGTAATAATAATAAAGGTAAAGGTGGTCCCGTAAATTGTCCAATGGCAAATAAAGAAAAACCCAAAGCATGAACAAGTTATGGCTTTTGCCGTTGCTACTACTAACACCAACTGTTGTACGAGCAGAGCTAGTCCAACCCAACTTTACTCAGGGTTCGATGAACAGCACTACTACGACAACAACAGATATAACAGAAGAGATCGTCACAACAACTTATGGAGCAGCATTAAACAAGTGGTCTGGAGACAACATTACCCACTCCTCGGCAAGTTCTGGAGGAATAGTAGACAGCG